CTTTTATACAATATGGTAGCAAATTTATCGGATGTTAAATTACATTTCCAAACGGTCTTAGAGACTGGGAAATTAGCATCTCACCAATTAGAACACATTACCGAGGAATAAGAATTATGAGTATGTCACCTTTCTATAGGAAGATGCGTGTGAAAGAAACCGCACACGTTGAGAAACTGGCTGTAAAAGTTGTTTCAGCAGATACGACTTTGCAACCAGAGGATTCCGGTAAGGTAATCTTGATGGGTTCAAACGGAGTAGATGTTACTCTGCCTGCCGCTACAGCAGGAATGTATTTCAAGGTTATTCAGACCGCAGATTACGCAACCGCAGTTTGTACTGTAGTCGCAGCTACCGGAGACTTTTTGTCTGGCGGAGTTGCTTCAGCAGATGCAGATGACGGTGAGCTTTTCAACGGTTCCAGTCATTTGACCGCAACTTTTAGCACTGGTACGCTTGCAGGCGACCAGATTGAGCTAGTTAGTGACGGTACGGTTTGGTTTATCTCAGGATCTATGTCTGAGGGTGGAACCACTGGAATTGTAGCGTCTTAAGGTTTTACCCTTAGACGTTTAGATGGAGTTTGAGGAAGTGCCTCAAAGATGGACTAGCAAGCTAGTCTTGTCAAGATTGAAAAGATAATCTTGACGAGAAGTTCTTCTTTGGGGTTGTTTAGAAGTTACTAAGTTTTATGAACCTCTTTTTTATAACTTAACCGACAAAAAAGAGCAAGTCAAGCAATAAATGCTGTCTGACGGAATTTAATTGCCAGAAGAAGCAAACGAAAGGATTTGATGAATGAGTGAACAAGCCGGAGTCGAGGTTAATAGTGGCCCACAGAGTGATGCAACCGCAGATATTGCGACACACTTAGTACAGTCAGGAATACTTGACGAGGTGATAAATACAGGGGAGGAACCTAGCCCGTCTGGGCCTGTTGAACAGGTCGAGGAGGAAGAGGATGAGTCCCAGCAGGATGAGTCTGAAGAGGAAAATCCTCAAGAGGAAACCGATTCAGAGGATGTAGGGGAAGAAGAAAGTGAAGAAGAAGAGGAAGTTGCGGAACCAGTGTACTCCGTTAAATCTAACGGTAAAGTCATTAAGGTTACCCTTGACGAACTCACAGGTGGATACCAGCGTCAAAGTGATTACACGCAGAAAACGCAGGAATTAGCGCAAGCTCGTAAGGCCGCAGAAGCAGACTATAGTGCCGTCATAGCAGAACGACAGCAGTATCAGCAGGCTTTGGGGCAATTCGGACAGATGTTGTCAGAGCAGAAGCAGGAATTTGAGAACATCGACTGGAATGAGCTAGCAGAGATTGACCCTACTCAGTACTTGATTAAGAAGGATGAGCAGCGTGAATTGGAGCATAAAGAGCAAAGAACGAGACTGGAAGGCCAACGCATTCAAGAGTTGAACCAACGTGAGCAACAACGCAGAGACAACGAGTTGTTGACAAGTGAATGGAATCAGCTAGAAGAGGTTTTCCCCGATTGGAAAGTACCTGAAAAACGTACCAAACTGGCCCAGAACTGGGAGCAGTACGGTGTTAGTCAGGGATACGCATCGGAAGAAGTGAACGGTATTAAAGACCACCGAGCGCTCAAGATTCTCAATAAGGCTATGCTTTATGACAAGATTCAAGCGGCTTCCGCAAAGAAAGGGAAGGTTAACAGAGTTCCTAAAACTGCGAAACCAGGGGTGGCTACGAGACAGGGTAAAACTGCCTCGAAAGCACTAAAAACTAAAATGAGTAATTTGAAGCAGTCTGGAAGTGTTGATGATGCAGCTAGATTGTTCTTCGACTTCGATTTATAAGGAAAACTAAGAATGGCTATTATTACGAATACCGCAGAATATTTAAACCACGCAACCACTGAAACTGGTGACGTTGCAGGCGCACGAGAGGACTTGTCAGATGCGATTTATGACATTTCTCCAACCGAAACTCCGTTTATGTCTAACATCTCTCGCTCTAAAGCGACTGGCGTTCGACACGAATGGCAGATTGACAGCTTGGATACTGCTGCTGTAAATGCAGTAGATCAGGGCCACGATTACTTGGGTACGTCTACTACCAACGCGATTGGTTCTATTTCAGCCACTAGCCGATTGAGTAATGTTACTCAGATCTCCGCTAAAACGCTGATTATCGCTGGTACGACTGACGCAATCTTGAAAGCGGGTCGCAAATCTGAGCTTGCCTATCAAGTGGCTAAGAAAGGTAAAGAGCTTAAGCGCGATATCGAGTTTAACCTGACAGGTGTTGCAACTGGTGAATTGGTTGCCGTATCTGGTACGGGTGCTAAAACTCGTAGTATGGAAAACTGGTTGTCTACCAATAAAAGTCATAACGGATCTGGCGCAACCGCTACGACTCCAACGACTGCTGTTACGGATGGTACTCAGCGTAACTTGACTGAGGATTTGGTTCGAGCGCAGATTCAGGCTATTTGGTCTGCTGGTGGTGATCCAGATTGTATCCTCGTAGGCCCGGTGAACAAGCAGAATATTTCTTCTCAGTTCGCTGGTATCGCAACTCTTTATCGTGATGCTAACAAAGGCCCAGCTACTGTAGTTGGTGCTTCTGACTTGTATATTCACGATTTTGGTGAGTTGAAAGTTGTACCTTCACGGTTCAACCGAGATAGAACTCTTACGATCCTTCAAAAGGATATGTGGGCGTTGGCTTATCTCAGACCGTTTAAGATTGAGAAATTGGCTAAAACTGGTGATGCTGAAAAACGATTGCTCTTGGCAGAATACTGCTTGGAAGCTCGTAATGAAGCGGCTTCCGGTAAAGTTGCTGATTTGACTACTTCCCTGATTTAATTAGGGTGGAACGGGGGCTTCGGCCCCCTTCCTTTTTCACTTTAAAGGGCTGAATATGTCGGAAAAGAAAGTACCGTTTTCAAAGGATTGGGGCTACAACCTCGTTCGCACAGAAGCTTGGACTGATACCAACAAAATGATGGTTGAGTCTAAGCAAGACGTTACGGCAATTATGAAGTTGAACAAGATTCAACGTAACGAGACAGATGTCAAATTCAACAGCAAGTATGACCGCACAGGTAGATGGCATCACGCTGCTAGAATCCCAAATATTGTAGTAGACCAGTTGATGCGCGAGACGGCTCCGTCTGGCAAGAAAAAGTGGTTTGATAAGAAATATATGCGGAGATGGCTGAACGATTCCGCCAATAAAGCCTGGAGAACTGGAGGCGGTTGGATATGAGCTTAACCAGCTATTCTGGGTTACAGACGGCTATTGCAGATTGGGCAGATAGAGCCGATTTAGACGCTAAGATACCTGATTTTATCGAACTCGCGGAAGCTAGAATCAACAAGATTCTCAGGATCAGACAAATGGAAAGGCGCTCTCAGATGTCTACTATTGGGAATGATGCCTATTACGGGCTTCCTCCCGGCTGGTTATCGGGACGAGCGTTGTCTGTGCAGAATGCGTCTGTCCGTGGAAACTACGATCTTGAGTATAGAACTCCAGAGAGCTTCGACCAGATGGGCTACGATATAAACGGTGTCCCTAAGTACTATACGGTGATAGGAAACGAGTTGAAACTGCGACCTACACCAGATGCTGTGTATACGGTGCAGACTGTTTATTATAAGAAATTAGATTCACTGAGCGACTCGCAAACTGGTAACGAGGTGTTGTCAGATTACCCTGATATTTACCTATATGCTTGCCTTTTGGAGGCTGCTGTTTACTTGAAGGATAAGGATGCGGCTATGTCGTATGGCAAGTTATTTGAGGCTGCGGTTACAGGTGCTCAAGATGCAGACAGCGCGGATAGACACTCAGGTGGTGCTATGCACGTTGTTGGCGAACAGATAGGTATTTAGATGACTGATACTACGTGGACAGAGCAATCAGCAGTAGTGCCGTGGGGTTCTTTAAGCGGTACGTGGGATGAGCAGACAGCAACTTGGAATGAATTCAATACCGACTGGACTATAGGGCAAGGTCTTGCTTGGGAGAAGTTATACGAAACGTGGGCAACTATTGACGTGACTTGGGGGTCTTTATAATGGGTTTGGAAACAGGATCAAACATATCGGATTTAAACTCATCTAATCCGACTACAGGGGACAACGCAAGTCAAGGAGATGATCATCTCAGACTTGTTAAAGCAGTTTTAAAGACTGAATTCCCAAGCTTTGTATCGTCTACTACGGGAGTGGTAGCTACACAGGCTGAATTGAGTGTTCTAGGAAGCGTTACTGCTGGCGTAGTAACAGCATCCAAGGCAGTAGTAGTTGATGCAAGCCAGAAGGTAGACGAATGGAACGTGGACAACGTAACAATTAACTTAAACACAATATCCACCACTAATACGAATGGCGACTTAGTTGTCTCGCCAAACGGAACGGGTGATGTAGACTTTAATGCTTGTTCAATTATGATTGACACAGGCGAGTCTATTAAAGACGCTGGTGGTGACCCTTATATCACCTTCACAGAGAGCACAACTCCTGTCAACCACTTTGGCATTGAGAGTGCAGATACTGGTGTAAACGTAAAGCTCAAAGCATTAGGAGAGGCTGATTCAGGCATCATTTACGAGAATGACCAGTCTGAAGAACTCTTTATAATGGAATGTACTGCATCCGCAGTCAACGAATTTACTTCAAATAACGCAGCTACCGGAGCAGGGCCGTCTTTATCGGCTACTGGTGGAGATACGAATATTGACGTGAACCTGATACCAAAAGGATCGGGAGCCGTGAATGTCCAAGGTGCATTTGTAGCGGGAGAGACTACTACCGGAGCAAACGCTCACGCAGTGGCTATTACTGGGGCTATTCACGAATTCACCTCTTCAGGAGCTGACGCATTAACCCTCGCAGACGGTACAGAAGGTCAACATTTGTATATCATTTGCACTACAAATGCAGGCGGGGATGCAACACTTACACCGTCTAATCTTGGTGGTGGTACAACCTTAACTTTTTCAACTACAGACGAATCTTGTCACCTAGTATTTACCAACGCAAACTGGTATTTAATGGGCGGTAACGGTGTCGCAATAGCATAATTAAAAACGGAGAATAAGAATGCCTGTTAATGTCCCCCCAACACATACTGGAACGGTTACGGATGCTACCTTAGATCAAGCGTTGACCAGTGTTGTAACAATCAATACTAAGATTTATGAGAACCTTTTTTTATCCGCGACTGCTTCAGTGCAAGCGTTTGACCAGTTCCAGATTGACTTTAAGGTTCGGCAAGAAGATGCAACTTATCTGACTGCTGCTGGCCCCACAACTGCTGGAGATTTTAACAGCCCTACGGCTCCACTCACCTCAGCTAGTGGTAATCTAGCAGCCCTGAGTGCATCTGCTGGCTGGTTCTTGATGGACGTTAGAGGGATTGAAGAGGTCGATATTAAGTTGGCATTCGCAGCAGATAATGGAACGTATTTGATTTCTTACGGCTTACAATAAGGGGTTTAGATGGGATTAGAGACTGTAGTAAATATAGATGATCTAGACGCAACAAACCCTTTAGGGAGTGATCCGCGTAGCCAAGGTGACGATCACGTTCGTAATATCAAGAGTGCTCTAAAGACTGATTTCCCTGCTATTACTGGGGCTATGACGTGTACTCAAGCTGAGTTGAACGTATTAGACGGAGTTACGGCTGGTACTGTTTTGGCTAGTGGTGGAGTTGTCGTTGACAGTTCTAAGAAAGTAAACGAATGGTTAGTCGATAACCTGACGATTGATGGAAATACAATTACCGCTACGACTGGTGCTGTGAACATAGTTCCTGCTGCTGGTTCAGCTATTGTATTGGATGCAACGATCAGCGTTGATGCTGGTGTGGTGACAGGTGCATCTTCAATCACATCCACTGCTTTTGTAGGGGATCTAACTGGTAACGCGGATACAGCTACTTCAGCAACTACTGCGACTTCAGCTACTTCAGCTACAACTGCAACTTCAGCGACTACGGCTGGTACGGTTACTACTGCCGCGCAGACCAATATCACAAGCTTAGGTACTCTCACAGCCTTGCAGGTTGATAATATCAACGTGAACGGTAACACGATTATATCGTCTGATACTGCTGGAGATATTAACATTACTCCAGATACGACTGGCGACATTGTTCTTGACGGTGTTAAATGGCCTCAAGCTGACGGAACATCTTCTCAGCTATTAACGACTGACGGTGCTGGGCAAACAAGCTGGGGTACTCCTGCTACAACTACTGCGCTGACTACTCACGGAGATGTATTATTCCAAGATGCTACTGGCCTGCAAAGATTGGCTGTTGGAACGAGTGGACAAGTTCTACAGTCTGCTGGTGCTGGAGCGGATCTTGTTTGGGCTACCGTTGCGACAGATTTAGTTGCAGATACAACTCCTCAATTGGGAGGGTTTTTAGACCCTAACGCAAATTACGTAGGGTGTGATAAGGGCGGGGATATAGCTTCTGCTTCTCCTATCGTAATTGACACGGATGGGGACTACTTTGATGTGACGGGTACGGTAGGGTTTTCTGCTATGACGGTTGCCGCTAACAGGCGATTCACATTGCAGTTTGACGGGATTGTTACTATTACTCACGGGGCTAGTTTAGTTCTGTCAGGTGCAGCAAACTTCACAACTGCCGCTGGTGATAGGTTGACATTTATGTCTACTGCAGCTAATACAGTTGTTCAGGTCGGTCATAGTCTTGTTAGTGGGGGGAGTCCCGTTTCGGTTAGTGGTGATGTAGCCCAAGTAGTTACTGGTACGTATGATATGTCTTTGTCTACGACCTTTGCTGTATCGGGTGCGGGTTTTGCTCCAACCAGCTATATTATCCTGACGAAAGACACTTCTGGGACAACGGACGCTTCTATCGGAATGAGAGGGACTTCAACGAACGGATCTATAAGGCAAATCACTACTAGCAATTGGTCTATAGATGCTTCGTGGATAGGGTATCTGGTATCTTCTGGAGGGGATTGCCGATTGCAACATTCATCGTTTGACGCTGACGGTATCACTATAAACCGCGCACCTTTGACTAGCCCTGTAGGAACCGCAAGATACATTATTATGTTTTTCAAATAAGAGGGTAGTGGAATGGTAAGAGTAGCAAAGCAAATCAGCACAGGACAATATCTAGCGGGGTGGCAGTCTGGTGGTGAACAGTATGAAGAAGACGGAATCACCCCTACGGGATTAATGAACTATCGTCTTGAGGTTACTAAACAAGATGCTATCATAAATTTAATGGAGCGTGACGGGCTGACTGAAGTTCAAGCGGAAGCCGATCTTGTGGTTGAATGGGTTGAAGAATCAACTGTGGAAAATAAGTTTGCTATTGATAATGCCCCTTCCCCGCTTGAACTTTGGAAGATTGATATGGCTGCTAGTGACGCAGAGATCCCCAGGTGGGCAGAAGACATTTACGCAGCTTTACCACTAGAAGCACGAGATGCTGTAAACGCTGTAACTAAGAACAAGATCGTCCAGAAACAAGCTAAACGTAACTCAAAACCAGTTTAACAGGAGTGTGCCTTGCACGAGGAACCGAACATCATATTGGAAGCTGCGAAGTGGGGATGGCTCGCCTTAGTTGGAGTCGTTGTTTGGATGTGGCAGAGAATGATAGGTCACGTAGAGAAGAATTCTGAGGAACTACAGGATCATATTATGGACGATCTTAAGACGCACGATGACTTTGTTAAGAAAAGTGAATGGGATGCTATGAAGAATTCGCTGTACGCTCGCTTTGACAAGTTAGATGCTAAGAGCGATAAGATACTAGATCGCGTAGTTCTAGGTATTACGCGAGAAGAATTCAAGGGCGAGAACCAAGCAATCTACCAAAAGCTTGATGACCTACAGAAAAACAAGGCAGATAAGTGATGTGGGAACAGCTTGCTAAAGCGTTTGGTACACTATACTTTTAATTGGAGAGAGAATGATGAAATCAGGGTGGAGAACAAGTGAATTTTGGGCAATGATTATCCCTATGGTAGCTAGTATCTTTGGTTTGCCTGTAGAGCCTCTCAGTGCCGTAGGAGCGGGTCTTTATGCTGCTGCAAGGGCTGGGCTTAAGGTTAAAGAAGAACTGTCTAAAAAGGACTAATAATTGCCTCCTATTACAGAGCTAGGCCAATACGGTATTATTAAGGATGTACTCCCGTACAACCTCCCAGATAATGCGTTTTCAGACGGTGAGAATGTTCGCGCTTATGAAGACTCAATAGAGAAATGTTTGGGTGAGATTGATGCTTTTGCAGATCAAGAGATAGGGCGTATTTCAGTAGATCCTTACTGGATGACCTCTATTATTCAGGGAAATTCAGCATATTGGGTGTACGCTGGGGCAAGTCGCGTATTTGCTACAGACGGTACTGCTCAGGCAGATATTACACGAGCTAACAATACTTACAGTATGGACACAAGTAAGGGTTGGACTGGTGGCGTGATGGGCGGGGTTGTGTTCTTGAATAATGGTGTTGATACTCCTCAGCAGTGGGTATCTCCGGTAGACATAACAGAGAGGCTGACAGACTTGAGTAATTGGCCTACTGACGCGAAATGCCAGTCTTTGAGGTCTTTTAAGCAGTTTATGTTCGCTATGGACTACACTAACGGCGCTGGCACAAACTTCCCTAGACTGATTAAATGGTCTAACGGGTCGTCATTTAACTCCGTACCTTCCTCTTGGGACGAGACAGATGCTACGCAGGATGCCGGTGAGTATGAGTTAGCAGATACACCAGGACGTATTATAGATGGGTCTGAGCTGCGTGACGCGTTTATGATCTATAAAGAGGATTCCGTCTGGGGAGCACAGTTTATTGGGCCTCCTTTCGTATTCCGTTTCTACAAGATTTCAGAGTCTACAGGTGCTATCAACAGACGTTGTATGGCTGAGTTTCCTAGTGGGCATTTCGTATTTGGGGTAAATGACTGTTATGTAAATGACGGTCAGAATTTAACCTCTGTGCTAGACCAGCGCAACAGAAGGGAGGTGTTCGACAGTTTGGGTGGCGGGAACTTCTCAAAATGCTTTGTAACTCCATTTTTTCTACGTTCAGAGATGTGGGCGTGTTACCCGTCCAACGGGTCAACTTGGGCAAATAAGGCGTTAGTTTGGAACTGGAGGACTAATGCTATAGGTTTCAGAGATCTCCCAAATCTATCCTTCATTCACCAAGGCGTAGCCCCTACGGTTGCAGTTGGTGGAGACTCTCCAACTTGGCAGAGTGGTACTAGCTGGGACGAGAATATTGGTTCTTGGGATGATGCAAATACCTATGATCCGACTCGTGCCTATCCGTTGATGACATCTCCTGAAACACAGCAAATATTAGTAGCAGACAAATCAAATACATTCGATACACAGGCTTTCACGTCTCGAATTGAGCGTACTGGCTTGCACTTTGGCAATACCAGTTTATCTAAATATTGTTATGAGGTTTATATCAATATGGACGCTAGTGGGCCTGTCCAAATATACGTTGGGGGTCAAGATTCTCCTAGCGCAGAAGTCGTGTGGGAGGGGCCGTTCTCATTCGATCCTTCTACGCAAGAGAAAATAGACTGTCGTGTAACCAATAAATACTTGGCATTTAAAGTGGTTTCGACTGCTGATATGTCTTGGAGTTTGACCTCCTACGAAATGGTATGGAAGCCTGCTGGAGGTAGATAAGAGTGGTAGATTATTCAAAATATAGGGATATTAATTACTATCCTAGAGCGGCCCCTCCTGAGTACGGGCCAACATTTCTCGATGATGAATTTCATAAAATATCACACGCAATTGATCAGTATGCACAAAACTATTACCCTTCTAAAAACGCGTCTGCTAAGACAGGCGATTATACTGCAACGATTCTGGATGACGTGCTCCTATGTTCCGGCAGTACTACCATAACGCTGTATGACGCAGCAGGACAGACGGATAATAACGGTATTCAGTCTAATGCAGGACGGCGTATTACGATCAAGAATATTGGAACGAGTAGTATCACTATAGCTCCGGTTAATTCGCAGACTATAGACGGTAGCACAACTAAAATAATCACTGTTCAGTATGTAGCTTTAGAGCTGTTTTCTGACGGTACGGCGTGGCATATAATATGAAGGGGAACTAGCTATCACATATATTCCAAATCAAGAGCTATCTATAGCCGCTTTTTATGAAGCCTGATATTAGATTAGTTGGAGTTCCTAGCGAGTCTGTGGATGATATATGGACTGAAGTAAAGCCTATGCTCCAGAAAGGCATTAACCACGGTGACGGAGAGCTTGATATTGATGATATTCTCAAGTTTGTCCTTGATAAAACAATGCAGTTGTGGGTGGTGTATAATTATAGTGAAGAGGTCATAATAATGGCTGGAGTTACTCAAATAATTATATACCCAAAGTGTAAGGTATGCCGTGCCGTGGTATTGGGTGGTGACGGGCTGGATCGTTGGCTAGAACACGTATCAGGTATCGAGAAGTGGGCTTTGAGTAAAGGTTGCGACAAGATGGAAGCTTACGGTAGACGTGGGTTGGCTAAGAAAATGGAAGATATTGGTTATACAAACAAATATGTAGTTATAAGGAAAGATTTATGTCATTCGCAGACTATTTAAACTCAATCGGTGGGCAACGTGTTTCGTTCAACCGTGGTGCTACGGGATATGATGTTAATGGTAACAATACCTACGGAGATGCCCAGATTGCGTACGGGAGCAAAGTTGACCCTGTTAAGAAATATGGTAGCTATAAGCAGTTTTCGGAAAGCCATAACCCTCTCACGGAAAGCGTCTATAGCCCATACCAACAAAATAACTCTAGGTTTTCTGGGGGGTATTTAGACCGCAATGATAAGTTCTTGGGATACGGAACGACACCAGACGAATTATATGCCTCTGGGAATTCCAGTCTTGGGCAGGGATATTCACAGTATCTAGCTAACCAGCCTTCCGTTTTAGCTCAACGGCAAAAAGAATTGGCTGACACTCAGGCAGCGCAATTAGCATTTCAACAGCAACGTGCAGCATCTAGGGCTGGTAGAGATAACGCCCCAAGTGTGGCATCAATACCGCAACCAGGATTAATCCAGCAAGCACAGCAACAACAGGCAGCGCCTCAAGTTCAGCAACAACAACAGCAACAGCAAGTACAACAGGCGGCTCCTCAATTAGGGCAATTACACCGTGGTGGTGGTCAACAAGCGCCACAAGGTTTATTGGGTGGTTTACATAGGGGGAGTGCATCGTGAGGCTATATGATGAGAATGGCGATAGATTAGAATATGAGTATGAGCAGGCTTACGCTAAGATGGCGAAGCGTGTACAGTTTAAGGGTGGAGGTGCTAGTGGTGGCACAAACACAGTTCAAAAGGCCGATCCGTGGG